AGCTTGACCAATCGCGTCTCAACACTATTGCAGCCATTTTTAGACGTTGAAACCGTGGTGCAGTAATGCCTGCAAATTCAATTGCCGAAACCCGATCAACTTTAGCAAATGCATTTGCGTCATTAGCTGCCAACATTTACCCAAGCGTGCCAGAGTCGCCAATCCCGCCTGCAATCGTAGTTGTCCCGGATTCACCCTATGGCGAAGTCGTGCTTATTGGTAAGAGCGAAGTAAAAGTCAAACTTAATTTTGCCATTTCAGCCATTGTTGCTTCAAACAGCAATGCTGGATCATTGGATAATCTAGAAAAGCTCATCATTGGAATTCTTGCGGCAATGCCGTCAGGATACGTTGTAGGCACAATCGAAAAGCCGACGGTTTTGGAAGTAGGACAAAGCCCTATGCTCGTGGCCGACATCAACGTTTCAACTTACTACACACAGACAATCTAAGGAGTAAAAATGCCAACAACAGTAATAACTGGGCGCGACGTCACCTTTACTATTGGTGGCAATAATTACGACGCCCAAGCAACAAGCGCAGTTTTGTCAAACAGCCCAACCATTGAAACCTATCAAACACTTGACGGCAAGGTTTACAAGCACATTGACGATCAGTTCACATTTGACGTCGAAATGCTTGCAGACTGGGGCGCAACAGGTTCACTTTGCGAAGGTTTGTGGAATGCAACAGAGTCAGCACCAGACACAGGTATCAGCACAGTCATGACAGCTGCAAGCGGTGCAACATTTACATTCCAGATTTTGCCAGCATTTCCAAGCGTGGGAGGCAGCGCACCTGACGCACAGACAGTATCGTTGTCATTCACAGTAATTGGCACACCAGCCGAAAACTTTGCTTAAAAAATAATCGGGAGGAAACATGAAGTTACCAATCACAATTGAATACAACGACGGCACGCAGATCACTTACACAGCTGCGCCGCCTGAGTGGGTTAAATGGGAAAAGCACACAGGCAACACCATTGCACAAGCGCAAGAAAAGATCGGCATTTCAGATCTAGTCTTTTTGGCCTATAACGCCATGAAGCGCGAAGCTGCGGGCAAGCCAGTAAAGCCAATCGACATTTGGACTGAAACAATTTCCGAAGTGATCGTTGGTGAAGCAAACCCAAAAGCTACCCAGTCGGAAGCCTAAGTCGAATTGTTTGGGAGGTAGCCCTGGCCACGGGGCTACCACCAAACGTATTTGAAACCGCCGAAGACATTTTGACGGTCATTGAGATTTTAGAAAGGCGAGCAAATGGCTAAGGACGCGATCAGCTACGACAAAGCTGAGTTGCGCGCCATTGTGCGATCTTTTAAAGCAATGGACGACGAAGCATTGGATCAAGCCAAAAAAGCCACAAGCGAATTGGCAACCTACGTTCAAGGCAAAATTAAATCGGCTGCGTCAAGCCGTACTCGCAACCTGGTAGATAACCGCGTTGCTGACGGATCAAAGGTTTCCAAGTCATCAAAGATTGGCGAAATTTCATTTGGTTTTGCTGGTCAAAAGTTNAGCGGCGGTGGTACAACTCAACAGCTTTGGGGAGGCTATGAATTTGGTTCAAATAAGTTCAAGCAATTTCCAGTTTGGTCAGGTCGTGAAGGTCGCGGGTCACGTGGCTGGTTTATCTATCCAACACTTCGAAGCGCACAACCTGAAATTGTAAAAAAATGGGAAGAATCGTTTTCAAAGATCGTTAAGGAGTACAAGTAATGGCTGGCAGTCGTACCCTTAAACTTTCCATTCTTGGCGACGTTGACAATCTNAACAAATCGCTTAAAACCGCTACAAAAGACGTCGAAACTTTTGGCGATAAAATGGGCAAGGTTGGCAANATCGTTGGCGCAGCTTTTGCCGCTGCNGCCGCNGCCGCTGGTGCTTATGCAATCAAAATTGGCGTTGAAGGCGTCAAAGCCGCCATTGAAGATGAAAAGGCACAGACACAGCTTGCATTGGCTTTAGAAAACGCCACAGGGGCTACAAAGGCACAAATTGCGGCAACCGAAGATTCAATCCTTCAAATGTCATTGGCAACTGGTGTTGCTGACGATCAACTGCGACCAGCATTGGGCAGACTGGTTAGATCGACGGGCGACACAGAAAAAGCNCAGCAATTACTTGCNCAAGCTTTAGACATAAGCGCGGCGACGGGCAAACCTTTAGAAACCGTTGCAGCTGCATTNAGCAAAGGTTTTGACGGTAACACCGCAGCACTTGGCAAATTGGGCATTGGATTATCCGCCGCTGAATTAAAGACCATGAAGTTTACCGACGTGCAGGATAAGCTCACAGAGTTATTTGGCGGCGCAGCTGCACGCAATGCTGAAACCTATTCAGGTCGCATAGCTCGTTTGCAAGTTGCATTTGATGAAGCCAAAGAAACAATTGGTTTTGCGTTATTGCCAATTATTGAAAAGCTTATAGGTTTTATCAACAACAATGCTTTGCCAATTATTAATGCTTTTAGCAATGCATTTAGCCTTAACGGCAATGGGCTTGGCGGTGTGATCACGACGTTGGGCAATGTCATTGTCAATACATTTACGCCGATCATCAATGGTTTGCTCAAAGCGTTTGGTTATGTAAAAGACGCAATTGGTGATAATGCCGATACGTTCAGGGAATTTGGTTCACTTATTGCAACCTATGTTGCACCAGTTATCGGCACAGTTTTAGGCACTGCCTTACAACTTGCAGGCAAGATCGCTGGCGGCGTCATTGACGTTATTGCTGGCGTCGTAAAGATTTTGAATGGATTGATTTCCGGGGCGGTTGCTGGTATCAACGCCCTTATTTCTGCTTACAACGCAATACCATTTTTGCCAAACGTGGGAAAGATTACAACACCGACAGTAAGCGTCCCAACAATCAAAACACCAACAGTTACAACAAGCGTGGGAAAGATACCCACAGTCACAGCACCGTCAGGCGGTGGCACAACAGGTGGCGGCAGCGTAGGTGGCGTGACAAAAGCTGCCAGCGTCGCAGCTAGTGCCGCAACAGCCAGTGCAGGCATTTCAAATTTTAATGTTGGCAGTTTTAGAAAAGCCGAAGCCGAAAGCATGGGCACAACAATCAATTTGACCGTTACTGGTGCATTTGATAAGGAAGGCACTGCCCGCACAATCGTGGATACGTTGAACAATTCCTACTATCGCGGGACAGGTGGCGCAACTAACCTGGTTGCACTATGACGCAATGGAATCCCGTTTGGAAAGTTGAAATTGACGGCGTCGAATACACCGACGCGATTTTAGCAAACCTGACCATTCGCAGCGGTCGAACAAACATTTATGAACAGGCACAAGCGGGCTATGTAAATTTACAGTTGCTAGACGTCAATCAAGCCACAATACCTGTACAGATAAACAGCAGCATTTCGGTACAACTTCAAAATACATCAGCTACTTATGTGCCTATTTTTGGCGGCACAGTTGTTGACATTGCCATTGAAGTGCGCGACGTCGGTAGTTCAATGTTTACCCAAACATACAACTTGACAGCACTTGGCGCGTTATCGCGTTTGCCAAAAGCTTTGACAAATGGTGTGTTAGCAAAAGATTTTGACGGCGATCAAATTTGGGAGATTTTGTCAGATTTATTGCTTAACACCTGGGCGGAAGTCCCAGCGGCCGAAACTTGGGCAAATTATGACCCAACAACCACATGGGCGACAGCTGAAAATGTTGGCTTGGGTGAGATNGACAGACCTGGTCAATACGAGCTTGCTGCGCGATCTACTGACCGAACAGACGTTTATTCTTTAGTTTCAAAGCTTGCTACGTCAGGTCTTGGCTACATTTATGAAGATTCTTTTGGACGTATTTCCTATGCTGACGCGATCCACCGTAGCCAGTATTTATCAAACAATGGCTATGTTCAGTTAACGGCAAATCAAGCACGCGCAGCTGGTTTGCGGGTTGAAACTCGAGCAGGCGACGTGCGAAACAACATGACTATCCAATACGGTGCAACCAGCAGCGCAGAACAAAGTGCCAGCGACGCAGACTCAATTTTGCAGTACGGCACGTTGTCCCAGATTATTTCGACAACCTTGCACAACGCAGCTGATGCAACCCAGCAGGCAAATTTTTACTTAGACCTGCGCAAAACACCACAGCCGATTTTTAGCGAGATTACATTTGACCTGACAAATCCAGAGCTAGATAACGGCGACCGTGACAACCTCATTGGCGTATTTATGGGCGAAGCAGTGGCGATTAACGATCTACCTGCCAACATGGG